AAAAAAAATAAAAAAAACAATATAAGGACATTAACGGAATTTGAAGATTAACGAGAGGCGTGGCTTCTGTAACCTTGCCGTAACCTCGCAAAGCCCCTTGGGCCGTGCTTCTCAGCCCAAAGGTTACGGGGTTACGTCGGTTACGCCCTTTTTTTAAAAAAAAAATAAAAAATAAAGTTCTGACCACAGCTATATAGTGTTTTTTCTTAATCCATGCCGCGCCGCACCAAATGCATATGTTTAACTAATTCCTCGACCAGGTCGGCTGTCGCGTGGATATGGTCTCTGAGAATGCGGGTTACCGCATCGCGATCTTTGTGTAGATCGGATTCTTTCTTTTCCAAATACGCGTGATCCTCGTCGTTTCGATTTTGTAGCGTGTCGTATAGAACTTCGTCGTCGTCATAGATAGTCATGTACATTCCCCTTTGCTTTTTCAATCTCAGCAGAAGTGCAAAGCATGGCTAAGTCTTGAACAAGTTTATCCGCCTGTTCGATGCGGTTGTCTGGGGCAGTTATGGCTAGTGCCAAGGCTCGAGTTAAAGCTTCTTGATGATTCATAATGTATCTCCATTGTTAGAAAATTGACTATATATGAGTTTTATGTGCATTACAAGCGGAAAAAAACCTCGCAGGGCAATCAGGAAAGGATGGCTGGACCCTGCAAGGTTTTTATTACCAAGGAGCTATCTTTGGTGTATCGATAATAAGTTCCTTGGGCGATGATGTCAAGGTTGAATGCACATTAAAGTATGGTATACTATGCGTATGGCAGCTAAAAAATATTCGCAAGAAGTAGTAGACCACGTTCGGCATTTGAGAGACGTCGAAGCGCGTTCGATTAAATGGATCGCTCAAGAATTAAAAATCCCCATCGATACGATTCGCGATTGGATTTTTCGGGGACGTCGAGCATCAAATTGAAAAGCTACTGTTATGCTTACCTTCCTGAATCTCTAACTTTATCTTAGCTGTCGCCAGCCTTTCATTGTCATTGTCGGTCAAATGCTCGTCCATCCACTGCTCAACAATCATGCGAAGCTGCCGAGAAATGGTCCGGCCTTCGATTTCTGCAATCAACCGCATATCGTAGTACGTCTCTCTGGGCACCACTACCGATTTCCACTTATTTTGGTCCATATTTTACCCCCTGGTATATGCAATGGTATCGGATTTAGCTGGGGACTACAACTTTTGCGCGGTTTAAAAGATGTGCGGCAATAATTTCCTGCTTACTTTGACCGTGGTACGGTACCGCGTGGTGGTGAGCCAGCAGACTGGCGCATAGCCATAGTCCATCGACCTGAAAGTCTCCCAGATAGCGGCCATATTTGCCCTTCTCGTGCGTTTTTAGGATTGCTTGGGACCCGATTGGCAAGAAGTCCTCAACAAACGCTTTTGCAAGTAGACCGAATTTTTTTTCTTCCAAATCTCGAGTGCGAGACTCCTCGCAATCGACTCCGAAAAGACGGATACGACCAGAAGAACCACGAACCCAGCAACCAAACCCCAAGTCAACATCGACATCAATGGTGTCCCCATCAATAATTTTTACAATTGTGCAGTTAAATAAGTAAGGATCAGACATCATATTTGTCCGTTTTAATTTGATTAGTAACTTCTATTGACCGACCCTTTACTTGTTTGGCCCATCGAGAATCGAGAAACTCAGTAGCAGCGAGGTCGTATAGCCCACTTTCCATATAGCCAATGGCTTTTTGAAAAGTACCAAATTTTGGACCACCCAGGTTAAAATGCATATTGATAATCGCATCTCGTCGAGCCCCGTCAGGAAGCTCCCTAAACCACTCATACTCCCGCGTCAGTTCTTTAATCGTGCGGATAATGTCGTTCTCAAGCAAATGCTCTACTTCTTCGTCCGAAAGCCCAATGCCTCCGTTAGAGTCCACGTTACGGCCTATGCCCAGCGTATAGAACCCTGCGGGGCACTTATAAATTACGTGCCTGTCATTAGTTTTCACCACGCCTTCGTGGCGTTTTAATTGTTCAATTAGATCATACATCTTATTTTTTTCCACTCGACCCGCCGTAGTAAAAAGCCGCTGCGGTTCCCAGGATCCCAGATAATTGTCCGAGCACGAGGCTAATAATTGTCTCGTCGTTTTGATCATGAGGCATCATCGTGACCATAAGCACAAAAGCACCGTAGAGAATAAGCGTTAATACAGAAAAGAGCTTAGGAGTTAAGTCTGTAGCAAAGGCTGCCCTTGCATCTTTACGGTCTTCAACCTCAGTCTTAAACGACTCAAGGTCTATCTCCATCTCTCTAATTTTAAGTTTAAAATCCTCGTCCGCTTGCTTAACAAGCACCGCTTTGTCTGGTTCTCGCTCGATAAGGTCTTCGATTTCATTAGCTGTGGTAGATTCGGGCAAGCTTAACTTTGATGCCACCATTTTAACAGCCATACCGGCCAGCGGCCCACCCGCCGCCGAGGCAATATTAGGAGCTAAAGACTTGAGCAAGCCTCCCAATTTCATCACACGCCGACCGTATCAGAAGGCATCTCACCCTCCGCTATTATTCCGTCTATGGTATCGCAAACGTCTCTGACAACCACTCCAGTGGTAGCGGACAAGGCAGAACGACCGACAGCTCTCATGCCCTTGTAAAGCTGGTTGCAGTATAAATCCTTGTTGTCCATGACCTGTTGCATTGAAGTACAGCCCGACAACATAACAATTGCACTAAGTGTTATCAATAATCGCATTTTTCTTCCCCTTCTTTTTCTTTGATGTGCTCAAATAACGGGTTAGTCTTGATTGATATTCCCTCATAAAATGGTCCGAAAACATTTCGGTCTTTCCTGCCAAGAAATCTTCCCTTTTAAGATCCTTGGTCGGATCAATATAGTCCTTTTGGTTATTGGCGTGATACAAAATCGTTTGGGACACGCTAGGGCCGTAACAATACCGTGGGATACGGGCAACAATATCGCTTCCCGACACGCAAGAAATTTGATCTAAAAGCTTCATGGGCCGTTTAAACCCTTTAAAAAAGGTATTCGGCTTGCCAAAAGTACAAAGGGACAGCGCGTCGTGCTTCTTATGCAATTTGGCGGCGGTTAATTCAGCAAGCCCCCCGCCCAGGCTGTGACCACAAATTAAAGTGGGCTGATCCATGCGTATAAGCTTTTTAATCTTACCCCAAACAGACGCGTGAGAAGCTACAAAGCCGCCGTGGCAGAGCCTACCGGCGTAAGGCACGGGAAAAACCATGGCGTCAGTCACCCAATCTAACTTTTCTGCGGTGCCTCTAAAACAAAGAATATCAGGTAAAGTACCATTGCCCTCGATAAAAAAAGCCGTGGTCGAAGTAAACTTCGATTCAATTTTTATCGCGTTAGGGATCTCTTCGTTGTACGCCTGAAGGCTGTAATCACAGGCCAATTTAAGTAGGGTTTTGTTGAGCATTACTCCACCTCTTTTGCTTCGCCCCAGCTTGGGCCCATCTCTATGTCACACTTCGACGGGACAACCAGTTCGACAGCGTTGATCATTAATTCGCGAAGCATTTTAGCTTCTTCTAACGAATCTACCGAAAAAGCAAGCTCATCATGCACTTGTAAGATCGGCGTATAACCCGCCTTGTATACAGCCAATGTCGCGGCCTTGATCTGATCAGCCGCCGACGCCTGTATTAACCGATTAGCAGCGCGGTACGTGAAGCTGCGTTTTAAGCGAGTGGTCGGGCCATATTCGGCAATGGCTTCTGTACGCGGCAAGGCTTTATTCATCTCAAACGTGGCCGGTTCCCACAACTCGAAACGACATTTACGACCTTTGAGTGAGCGTATACTACCGCTTGATCGTGGGTCGTCCAACCTTTTTTGCACGCCTTTAGTCAGCATTTTAACAAAAGGAACGCGACTATGGTACTGCTCAATTAGGGCCTTGGCTTCGGACTCCTCCATGTCCAATTCAACGCACATCTTCCCTACCCCCATTCCGTACATGAGGCCCAAATTCAGTGTTTTGGCCGCTTTCCTAGAGATGGACGCCATCTCGCTAACTAAGCTATGAAAATCCGCATCAGGGTTGTTTCGATACTCTTCGACAAATTCCTTAGCTCCAGGAAGCTCTTCGCCTGTGAACTCACCGTAGATCTGCGCATAGTGGGTTAAGATCCTTGGTTCTTGTTGCGAGAAGTCGATGCTACAGAAGTATTTTTTATCAGGCAGAAACAAACTGCGTATCATGGGCCCTAATTCGGGATGCCGTGCAGGAATTTGTTGAAGGTTAGGGTTATTCGCGCTGATGCGCCCTGATACCGTACCGCCTTGATCGGACCTCACTTGATTGATGTGACTGTGTACACGGCCTTTGTGGACATACCGCAAGATCGAATCGATAAACGTACATGAAATCTTATTAAGATCTCTTGCCTCTACAATCAGCTTTGCAAGTTCAGAGGGGTGTTCATTAAGAAAGTTCTTTTTAAAGCTAGGTGCCCCTTTAGGTGTTTTCGGGTAGGTAAGACCTGCTTTATCGAAAGCCGCAGCAATGCTCTGTGCCGCCCAAATCTCTACCTTTATTCCAGACAGGTCATGTATTTTCTTAATAGTGGCTTTTTCGCGCTTTATAAGCTCTTGTTTGGTCCTTTCTGCTCGATCTAGGTCAACTTTTATACCGTTCATGGTCATGGCGACAAAGCAGGGCAGCAACGCTGTTTCAAGCTCCCAAACTTCCATAAGATCTTCTTTCTTTAATAGCACTTTTAGATGCGTCCACAACTCTAGGGTGATCTCCGCATCGACCTCCGCGTAAGGACCCACATACATACTGGGAAGCATATACATTTGACTTTTTGGATCCAAAGAAAACTCACGGGCAGCAGCGACCAATTCTTTTTCTGATTTAGTTTTTCCCAAATAGTCGTAGCAGAGGGCATTCAAGCTATAGGAAAAACGATTTTCATCCAACAACGCGGCGGTCATCATCGTATCAATGATGCGTCCTTTAACCTCGAACCCCATGGCTTGTATCCAGCCGAGATCATAGCTGGCGTTATGCATAATCTTATCCGCAGGGCACTCAAAAACCTTTTTAAGCCATTTGTTCAGTATACGGGTGTCGATGTTTCCGCCACCAACATGGGCCACCGGAAAATAGCCCTTCCAACCTGCGACGGCGATGGCGTAACCAACCACCTCCCCGTTCTTTGTAGGCCAACCAGGACCTCTTTCTTTAAGATGCGGGTCCCGTGTCTCGACATCGATTGCAATTTCTTTTGCTTCTAGGATATCGGGGAACGGGTGCTCGGGCGGTAGCCAATCTGATTTTGGGGGAAACATAGCCATTTGCAGTTTATTTGTCATATACAGGCTTTCCGTTTAGTTTTTTAGGAATAAACATTCGTTCTCGTAAAATAGCTTTTTCAAAATGTTTGCAGTGCTCACAGTACCAACCTACTCGTGTTACGGTCTCCATGTTTAAAATCTCACCAGCCCTCTTCTTGCACTTTGGACATTCGATCACACTTAAATCATCATCACTCATATAGCATAGGCCCTTGTATAGTCGTCCGGCTCAACGATAAACAAGTTTGCTAGTGTACGGGTTACCCCCACGTAGAAAACGCGATGAAGGTCATCGCCTTGCGTGTTAAGTGCGGCGTTAGTTAAATCGGTAAAGAGCACAACGTTCGTAGCTTCTCCCCCTTTAGTTCCATGGATCGTGCTCAAACGTATTCGAGGCACAGCATTAAACTTCTCGCCCCTGCGCAGGAGGGCCGTTATGTAGGCTCTATCACTGTCGGGTATGCGGTCCAACGCTTCTGACCAGATCATGTCTTTGGTAGCTAGTAGCCCGTGGTGTTCTACCAACGTCTCGAAAGTAAAAAGATCCCCTTCGATATTCTTTTTGCCCCGAGCAATCTTTTTACCGTTACCGCTCATGCAGCTATACATTACCTTGGCACTAGGTTCATCTAAGGTGCCTCCTTTCCTGACGCTTTCCCACGCGTTAACGGCGGTGCTCAGTTTACTAGATATAGACCGAGATCCGTTGCGCTCAAAAAGGTATCCCCGTGACTTCAAGTCATCCGCCAAAGAGGTCAACATATAGTTAGCTTGCGCCATTATCAGCCAATCGTCTTCATCAAGGTTAATGTCATCGAGAGTGCTCAAACGTTGCACAGTGCCCTCGACGTCGCGAGGGTTGTAAGTCTTTGGGAAGCGGTTCTGAATACGACCGACAATTCGATTAGCTACTTCATGCACAGCTTTAGGGATTCTATAGCTCTGTTCGAGCACTTCACTTCCGCCTGGAAGGTTTATAAATGTGTCGGTATCCGCTCCGGCCCAACGATAGATGCTTTGATCGTCGTCACCGGCGACATACATCTTTTCGCACTGATCGTTCAAGGCATAGGCAATATCCCACTGCAAAGGACTCAGGTCTTGTGCTTCATCCAAAAAGCACAACTTAAAGTTAGGAATAACTCGTTTAGGGTCTTGCGCAAACAAACTGAGCATATCAGTGTAATCAATAAGCCCTTTAATTTTTTTATACTTATCATAAGATCGTGCGACGTAATCAACTTCATCCCAACTAAAAGGTATGTCAGTCGTGTTGTATTCAGAGATTAACGTAGACTTTTTAAGCCTAGACAAGTTAATCAAAGATAAAATAGGGTGATCGGCTGTGGCGATTGGCGAGTCCTCTACATGAGGGTTGGCTTTAACATTAAGTGAAAACCCAATCATGGCCGACAGTTCGTCATAATGTTTCTTTTGCATCAGATCTTTAGCTTTAATGTTTAACAGCCTAAAGGCCAAAGAGTGCAATGTCCTAAAGAAGTAAAGATCAGTTTTAGGATCAAGGCCAAAGCGTGTGCTGGCACGCTCTTTAGCCTCGTTAGCAGCCTTGCGCGTAAACGCTAAGAATGCAATCTCTTGGGGCGCGATACCGCTCTCAAGAGCCTTATCTACCATATTCAGCAAGGTAGTGGTTTTACCGGTTCCAGGTGGCCCAAATATCCTAAACATTAGAAGGGTGCCCTTTCGCCGGTAGAACCGAGGGTTGGTGTAGCAATCACACCGGAACCCGTTTCATAGCTGGGGATAGCCCAAACGCGAGTTGTCTTGCCTTTAATCTTTAAAGACGTAGCGTCGCCGTTGATGTCCCGCAGCCGTTGCGCAATCTTATGACTCTTATATTCAAAGAACCTATTCTTTCGCAGGTAGCCTTCAAAGTCTTTTAAACGAAAGTAAATGAGGTCTTCCTCTTCATCGAGCCACGGCCTACGCAGTAGTATCTCTTCTCTGCTTTCAGCTTTTTGCATGGCTGTACAGAACTCTTCTAAAAACTCATAGAACTGTCCTGAAATACTGGCATCTTGGGAAACTTCGACAACGCTACCATCGGTCTCGCTCATATCAGTAAGCAGTTGATTGATGCGCCCTTCCCATGTCGGCTTTGACATTGTTTGAGGCATAAAGTTCAGTTGCTCTACGCAAGCGCGTTGAAATGCGCCCTGCATCATCAAACCCTCCGTATCAAGCTCTAAGGGCGTCCCATTGACGTCTAAGAACCAAATAGGTGGGCTACTATTATATTTGCGAAGATTCGCTATCTCGGCCCCTGCAAGGCCCACTTCGATGCCGTACTTACGAGTCCGACACACTTCTGAGTTGCAGTAAGCATTGATAGGCGCATCCTTACACTTAAAGCCATAGTCTTTTTTTAGTAGCTGTTTAGCCACAGTGTTGACTTCAGCCAAGGGTAGCGGAGGGTCTAAATACTTAGCGTTGTACACTAAGATCTCTGATTCCCATGAATCCGGATAAGCCTTGCGTAGATAAACACCCAAATTAAAAAGCCCAGAGTTACGACCGCCTTCAGAAATCTGCTGTCTACATAATGTCTGAAGACACGGAGGCCCATCTTTTACGGGGGTCTCTGGGTCGTCTTCTATAGTTAATGCGTCAACCTGTTCCGGCGTTTGCACAAACTGTTCATATAACTCAAAGAACTCATCTAAGGTGGCAGACTGCCCATCATCTTTTATAGCATAGCGCAGCCCCTCCTCTGCATCATAAAAAGGCATATTCAGAAAGTTGCCCACATCTCCACGATCCAGTTGCAAAGATTTTTGCTTGGGAAATATCTCACAACCTCCGTAGCCAAGAGCCCCTGCAATATGTTGGAGCACCTCTTGCATTTTCGCAGCGGATATCCACTCGGAAGTAAATAGAAAAAGGTGAGCCCCTCCTGATTTACTGCGACAAACCACCAAAGGCAGCTTTATCCGGCGAATCCTTGATATGACCTCTTTGTGATCCAGAGGGTAGGTGTCAACGTCGATACAGCCCCACTTACAGGCGTTATCTTCATTGATCGGAATGATGCCAATGGAATCACCCTTCCCCGAAAGATGGCCCTCCCAATGAGAGAGGGCCCGAGGTTCTTTCACGACCGAGGCTTTACCAGCCTGTTTTCCGTTCGTTTTTTTGCGGTCAATTTTATAAGTGCCATAAGCAAGCTTTAGGCCATCAAATATGTCCGCAAATCGCTTTGCGTTTGACATAAGTGTTTATCCAAAGGGGCTAGGTTCAAAGGTCTCCGTTGCTGGTTGAGTAGGCTCCTCTGAGACCTCTGCACTAACTTTAACCTCTCCGGCAATCACGGCCTTCTTAAAGCTTTTAGCCGCCCCATACCACATCTGCTCAGTAGGATTCTCCAGATCAAGCATCCGGTCTATAGTTATCTGCCAGTTATGATATAGCTGCTTCTTGGCGTTTTGCTCTTTAATAGTCTTAAAATTGTACAGATATGCAAAGCGTGGCGGTCTGAAAGGACCATTGGCACCTTGGGCAATCTGACTTAACACTGTCGTGTTTAACGCCTTAGACTTCTTGATTCGCGTATTCGTCATGGCGATTAGCGCACTTTCGCAAGCACCGGTTTCAGGATCAACGACTAAAACGTAGTGATCGTGATTTAGCCCAATGTAGTTATCCTCTGGGTGATCCTCACCATCGACTTGAATTATCTCACGCCACTGTTTGTCTTCCCGCCTAACTGTAGGGGGCAGTTCCTTTTCTGAGTAGAAAGTATTTACAGGGGCATCACCCTGCACCGATTTCCATTCACACCAGCTAGTGGTGAAATGAACAGGGACTACAAGCATCCCTTCACCATAGACCTTCGATGTTACAGGGTTATAGATTTCGCCATCTTTAGCCTCTGTCCCATGATTGTCTGAAGTGCCAACAGCAATTTTAATGCGTGGCAGACCAATCTCTTCGGAGGTTAACTGTTCTACAAACTCCAAGCCATCCTCTTCAAAGGAAGAAACTGACGCTGGTAGTTGGCTTTCTACTTCTACTGTACCTACTTCTGATTTTGCTTTAGACATTTTTAGCTCCTTTTATAGTTGCACGTTGGCCTACGTAGGCCCCAAATAAATCCATTGGAAACTCATCACCGGCTTCAACACGCTCTCGCACAAACGCTTTGAGGGTGCTCGGATGAACGTCTCTCTTTTGTAATACAGGTAGCCCCTGTGATTCCGCTAACTTTACGAAGTCTACAGCTTGAGCTTCCTCCCCTCGACCAAACTGACACGAAGCGACGTTCTTAATGATGTCGTCGTGACCTGCTTTCTTGAGCCAAGCAAAAGCTTCCTCACGGTTGTCCACTTTGATATGGGCACCATAGGTTGTACGAAGCTCTACCTTTGAGCCATCGGCTAAAGTAAAGTCGCGAACGCCTAGTTCAAGTATTAAGTTGGGAAGGTCTTCATCGGTGAGCTTGAGCAGTTCTGTTTTAGCCTTCTTTACAGCTAACTCAAGTAATTGCACTTCTTCTTCTTTTTGACGTACTGCACGAGCAATCTCCGCAACAGTAGCCAGCCCTTCGGTTGACAGAGTTTCTACATCAGAACCTTGGGCGTCAGATTCCATCTCTGCAAAAAAGTCTTTCATAGTATTACCTCCTGGTTAAAGTTCTTTTTATGAACTTGAGCAGCACATACTAATCTGATAAGATTGCATAAGCAAGGGGTAGTTATGAAATATGTTTTTAAAGTTGAGCCGTATGCTCATCAACAGGAAATCTTCGAGGCTACTTGGAAAAAGCAGTGGTACGCTTTTTTGCTCGAGATGGGTACAGGTAAATCTAAAATTGCTATCGACACTATGGGTGCGCTTTATGAAAACGGCGACATCGATACAGCACTTATAATAGCCCCAAAAGGGGTTTTTGACAACTGGGTAAAAAAAGAAATACCCGCGCATTTGCCGGATAGAATAAAAACCAACATCGTTCGTTGGAACCCTGCGTTTACAAAAGCTTTTAGAAAAAGCATGACCGATATGGCGGTTCCTAAGTTCCGTGAACCAGGCACACTTAGCATATTGGTGATGAACATTGAGGCGTTGTCTACACCTAAAGGAGCCGACAGTGCTCTAAAGGTTTTGCAACTTAATCCTAATAATTTAATTATTGTGGATGAAAGCACTACCATCAAAAATCATGCAGCAAAGCGCACTAAGAATGCTTTAAAGCTGGCTCGGACGTCTAAGTATCGACGTATCTTGACCGGTAGCCCTATCACCAAAGACCCTATGGACCTTTACGCTCAATGCGATTTTCTCTCACCTAATGCTTTGGGGTTTACAAGTTACTACAGCTTTAGGGCGCGTTATGCGGTGCTAATTAAGCAGCATAAAAAGGGCGGCGGACATTTTCCCATGGTAGTAGGCTACCGGAACCTTGAAGAATTAGGGCAGAAGTTGGATAAGTTTAGCTCACGGGTGTTAAAGAAAGATTGTTTGGATTTGCCTGAAAAGATCTATATGCGCCGAGAGGTGCCTTTGTCCAAAGAACAAGAGCGGCTTTATGTACAAATGAAAGAGTTGGCCTTGGCTAAAATACGTGACGGAATTTTGACGACTACTAACAATATTTTGACGCAAATAATGAGGCTGCAACAAATTACGTGTGGGTTTGTGCAACCGGATGAAGGTGAGATAGAAGAAGTAAAAAACAATCGAGTTCAAGAACTCCTTGATATCCTTCAAGAAACTAACGGTAAAGTGATCATATGGGCCACGTATACCTATGATATACACCGCATCCATAGGGAGTTAAGCATAGCCTATGGACCCGACTCAGTAGCCATGTATTACGGGGGTACACCGCAAGAAGAGCGTCAAAATATTGTCACTGAATTCCAAGATAAAGCCAGTAAGCTGCAATACTTTATAGGTCAACCGGCTACGGCAGGGTTTGGAATAACTTTAACGGCGGCCCATACCGTTATCTATTACAGCAACGGCTATGATTTAGAGAAGAGAGTACAGTCAGAAGACAGGGCTCATCGCATTGGACAGGATCAGCCGGTCACCTATATAGATATTGTCAGCCCCAATACGGTAGATGAAAAGATTCTAGAAGCCTTAATGAAGAAAGACAAAACGGCAAGTAAAGTGCTGGGTGAAGAGTTTAAGACTTGGGTTTCCTAGTACGGGTTGTCGGCTTTAGCACTAAATCCTTTAGCTCCAAGACCATCTCTTTAAGATCAAGCAAGGATTCCTCCATTGCAGCAACCCGCTCTAAAGCTTCAAAAGCATCTTCCCCTTCTAACTCAATAGTGATTCTACTCATTATATGTTCAAGGACATAATGCCCTGCTGATCAGCCTTGATAAGGTTACTGGTTATGTCATCAGGAAACATTGCCGCAAACTGTGCTCGAGCTTGTGGATTAGGCGCAGTTGGAGCAGATGAAGGCCCTTGGGGCAAGAACTGTTGGGCTTGGTCGGTCATTGCCATTGGAGGCGGCACTGGCCCTTGTACACGAGCTTGTTCTGCCGCTTGGTTTCGTAGTTGTTCGCGCCGGAA